TCTTCACCCTCCTGGGCAAAGAGGAATGCCATATCGGCCTGCATATGTTCACGGGCAGTGGCCATTGATTATGCCCCCAGCTTGACCAGGACAGTGGTGGCGGCACTGGCGGCAGCGGCGAAGGCCTTACCGGCGACGACATTGGTGTTAGTCAGGTCGATGTTGCTGTTGACCGCATCCCAATAGACGATATCGCCCTGGTCGATGACCAGAGGTGCCTCTTTAGCCACCTCCCAAACTTCCTCAGTGGCCAGGTTGCCTTCAGCACCGATAGCGATATCACCAAGGGCCACACAGACCATGGCACCGACGACTACGACTTCTCCTGAGACAACATCGGCAGCAGTGCCGTTGATCCAGGGCATTGTTGTTCCAGGTTGGATATGATTCTTAGCCATTTTTTGTTACCTCATTTTTAAAATGAATTACGAATTATGAATTACGAGAAGGAGCCACGAACCAGGAACCACGAACATACGTTTTTTAATTCGTAATTCGTAATTCCCAATTCGTAATTGCTTACGCTCCCGCGTTCTTGTAGCCGCCGATAAAGTCAACCACACCGGCGCCGAAGTCATGACGGACTTTGGTGATCAGGGCGTCGGAGTTGAAATCAACCATCTCTTCGACGTAGGGTTGCTCTTCTCCCTGCAGGTAAGAAACCTCAATCATCGGCACCTGGTTAGGATGTGCAAGCAGATACCAGGCGGTAGCCGAAGCGGCATCGAGATGCGGATCAGCGATCGGGGTCAGCTTGCCGGCCCATGGATTATAAACGCCGGCGGACAGGGTAGCCTCTGGCAGAGCAGTGGAGCGCAGGAGGATCTCTGCGTCGGTCTCCATACCTACCGGTACCAGGATAAAGGCCGGGGTGACATCAATGAGCTCACCGGCCATGCCCTTCTGCTTGCGCATGGCGGCACGGGCAAGGGAGAGGGAAGTGGAAGAAAGAGCGGCGGCGGTACCAGCCAGGTTGTTATGGGTGGCGTGAAAGAGAGCGACACTGTCACTCATGGCCCCGTTGGCGGTGATCAGCGAATAGACGGCATCTCCTTCCATGCGTCTTGCAGCAGCCCCGAAGAGCTGGGGAATGCGGGTGAAGGCGCGAAGGTCATCATTGATAATCATCTCCCGGGTGAGCGGCACCTTGATGCCCTTGGTGATGACCCGGTAGCTTTCCTTGGCATCTGAGAAATCAGCGGTCTGGTATTCGCCGTTTTCCTTCAGCCCCTTCAGATCAGGGGAACCACTCAGACGGACGTTGTGGATGTCCTTGAAATCGGTGGCCGAAGAAACCCCAACAAAAGGACGCCAGGTCTGGGGCCATGCAGCATAGGCCTTGAGCAGAGTCTTGTTGACCAGGGCGCCGAAGATTGCAGGAAAGTCGGAGGTGGATCCGGATGCCAGGGCGCGGGAGGCTATCTCTCGATTGGAGAGACCACGTACCGAAACCCCTCCTGCCATCAGCACTTCACGACAGATCTCGACCATGGAGCGGCCGCGGAATTCGCGGGAACCCTCAGCCGGCTTCTCCAGACGATGACCGGAGCGCAAGAGCAGACCGTCGGTGACGGCAGAACGCAGCTTCTGCCCGGCCTCAAGGCCGACCTCAGCACCGAAGGCACCGTTGCCGAAGGGTTTGCTCTGGGTCTTCATCCGCTCGAAGATCATCTTGCTGGCCCGTTCAAGGGTAATCCCTGGATCATTGAGCATGGAGCGGGCAAAGTCGCCGTTATCGGCATCGGAGAGACCGGCTACCCGCAGGCGGTCGTCAATATCGCTGCGACGCTGGGCATCCTGCACCAGGGCGCGGGCAACAGCGGCGTCGACGTCGACAGTCTGGGCAGGCGGTTCATCCGGATTTTGTCTGGAGGTGGTAATGGCGGCCGGTGTATGAGACTGACCGGCAGGGGCAGCTGCTGCAGAGCGCTGACCAGGATCAACACCGGGCATCTCCACCCCGTCGGCAATCAGCTGGTCGTAATGAGCCCAGGCTTCCTGCTCGTTGGCCTCGTTGCGCAGACCGTTTGCCACTAAAAATGCGCGTAATTTCTTGTTCATTTTTCTTGCTCCTTTAATTTTTACGCGGCGTGGTGCCGCACAGCATCCGCACTTTGGCAAGCACGTCCGCGCCTATGGGGGTGATGGAAAATTCTTTCAGACTCCATGTCCGGCTGACCCTGACGGGGCCGGTGAAGAGTCTGCCATCAATGGATACCTCTGTTCCTTCCGGCACCCAGATCGAACTGAGCACCTGATAGCCGACTGAACCGTCGGTGATATGGCCGTCCGCCACCTTCTGCTTGATGGTCTGGGAATCGTCATCGGCGGCGAAATGGATTTTGCCGTTGCGGCCTGCATATCCGCCGACCTTGGAGGCGGAAAAATCGCGGACATGACCGAGTACATCCTTGGCCGAATTACGGTTATGGGAATCGAGCAGGGGAACCTGACCGATTCCCGGGACCATCATGCCGTCGGCCAGCAGGATCTCGTTGACGAACTCCCAGCGTTCCCAGTCAAAGACCAGGGCCGGCAGCTCTGTGGACAGGGTCCACTCCATGCCGGATTCCTCAGCCCCGGCAGCACCGGCAGCCGCACGCTGCAGGGTGGCCGATCTGGCCCACATGCCGTGGTGGATGCCGACCGTTCGGAGGGCGGTTTCAATTTGTTGCTGATTTTGTGGGGGCATTGGTCGACTCCTGTAATTTTAGGCGTTTATTGCGCATCTCATAGAGATTGATCAGCTGTTCCTCTTCCTCAAGCTGGCGCTCAACCACGTCTTCAAAGACCTGGCCGCGCATGGCCGCCTGATCGGTGCGGGTGTCGATGACCAGATCGATGAGTTTTTCAGCGGCCTTGGCATCGTTGTTGGGATCCACCCATGTCCAGCCCGGCAGCTGACCGGAGGCCATCTCGTGATAGCGCAGCGGGTCGCGGGCATAGCCGGGCATGGCGGATGGAGACATCCCGGCCAGCCAGGCGGACTCGATAAACCAGGCAATGATCCTACGATTGACCTTCTCCTCAAGGAACTGCTGCTGACCCTGATAAGAGAGCCGCTCTTCGAGAGCGCCGGATCTGGCAGAGGCATAGGAGGAGTCGGTGTAGTTATTGGCAAAGGCCTCAAAGGACATACCGAGTCCTGCAGACTGCCAGCGTTGCGAGTCCTTGACGAACGGCTCGTAGTTGTCGCCGGGGTGGGTGGGAGAGATGGCCTGCACCTCGGTGCCGTTGGGCAGCTTCTGCACCATGGTGGAATTCATGGCCAGCTGGGTATCAAGCGTACCGCCGGTGGCTGAGGGAGAAAAAGGCACGGACTGACCGCCTGCAGGCATCCCCGGCCCCAGGTTGAAACCGGGGATGGAGGACTTGAGGAAATAGGCAAAAATGGCCTGGGCCCTGGCGGTATCCTGGGTGATGTGGCGGAACTCATCCATGCGGTAGCCCTCAAGGACCACGGCGGCCAGCCAGGAGATGCCGGAATACTGACTGATCATGTCCCGTTCCCAGACGTGGATAATCTCGCTGGCCGGGATACGGCGGGACTGGCCGTATGAGCCGTATCCGATATAGTCGCCTGGATGGTGATCGAGGATGTGATAAAAGAGCGGGCGGCCGCTCGCATCATACTCAACCCCCTTGCGGGCGGTGTTGCCGTTGGTCAGGATGCCGTCAACCAGGGAATCGAGTTGGGAGCATTCGAGCAGCTCCAGGCGCAGGGGCACGATACCGGGCAGCGAATCGTCATAGACCCGGTGGATCAGGTACTGGCCGTCAAACCACATGTGGCGCAGGCCGATAGTCTGCATGGCCCCGTAGCTGTCATGGCCGGTGGAATCGCAGTAGATGGACCAGCGGCGAAAGAGTTTTTCCCAGGCGGTATTAGTGGGACGGTCGAACTTGCCGGCGCGATCGCGCATGAGGAATTGCGGATAGATACCGGTACGCACCACGTTGTTGCAGATACGCTCGATGCCGCCGGAGATGAGTGAGTTGTTGCGGTACTGGTCCCGGCAGCGGGCAGAGGTCAGCTTGTAGGCTGCCTTGACCTCGGTGTCGGCGGAACGGAGACGGGGCACAAATCCCTGATCAGGACCGGTGATCGAGCCGGACAGATAGCTTCGATACATATCACGGCCGAAACGGAAACGGGCCGCCCGGATCGGCGAGAGCAGAGAGAGCATGCCGCCGACCAGAGACGAATAGGTATCGTAGATCTTACGGCCGGCAGTCATCATCGACGGCCCCCGAATACCACGGCCTGGCAGCCATAGCCGCCACCGTTCCTGATCATGGCCAGCTCCTGCCGCAGACGGCCGATCTCAGCCTTGACCTGCCCCAGATCGGCCCGGTTATAAGTGACGCCGCCAGCCGAATAGGACTGATTGCCCTCCAGGATAGCAGCCTCAGCCTTGAGGTAGAGAGCCAGGCGATCAACTATTTCTTGTTCGGTCATAATCTTTCCTTGCGGTTGATTTAGGGACAAACATCATCTGCAAGGAAAATATGCTATATGTGGTGTTAATAAAAGGAGGTCGTTACTACCAGTAGTAAAACGCTAATGGTGGTACTAACATTTTTGCACTGGCACAGATCTTGCTTTTATGTGGTGGCGTTTTTCAGGAGGGGAAAAAAGAGACGGGGTTGGGAAAATGGATGTGGCCAGTGGAAGTTGTAAGGGCGTAAAGGGAAAATAAGTGTCTCGCGTAGAAAGGCAGAGAAGGACAAAAAAAGGCTGAAAGTTCAAAAAACGAACTTTCAGCCTTAAAGAGATGTAATATGTTTTTTCTGCATATTACACTGTTATATTACTTACAGCCACCATCCAAAAACGCACGTAATTCGCCGAGACAGTCTATGCAAATATGCAACATAGTTTCATCGTTTTTGGCCCGTTGGAAAGCTGGGGCCTCGTCGTCACAAGAGCTTAACCCGATCAGTTCATT